GGGTAACCATACATGTACTTTTCCCTCTTCGGAGGGCCACTCCCCTGTGAGTGTTTATTTCACTCGCAGTGCGGGGAGAACACTGTCCTTTCTAGAAATAGAGAGCAGTGTCTCAGGGGTCGTTGACCTCAGTGCCTCCTCGTCCTCGTCTAACCCAATGAAGGGAAAGTCTAAGACTGAGAAGTCTCTAGACAGATCGACATGACGTAAGACCTCGGAGTAAGCACGTATAGTGTTTACCCAAGAACTTGCGGCACGGGCGACCTTGGGAGTGCGTTCCGGCATAAGGGACTGGAGACTTTCTAAGGTCTCCAGCCGAGGGATCTTGGAACGGAGTTCCAGGATCTCCTCGACCTTAGCCATGGAGTCCGGTAAGGGAGCTCCATCCTCTAACCCTCTCACGAGGGAGTTGAGAAGAGCGCCCGCCTTCGTCCAGACTTTGATTGCCTCCTGTATCGCTACAGGATCGCCAAAGACTGGTTGAGGGATAGGGGAAGGTGTTTCCACCTTCTCCCCACCATCCCTGGTTTCCACTGGAGTAGGTAGATTAGGGTCACCCCGATCTACTTTCGCCTCTTGCGAGGCACCCTCGGGAATGGTTATTGCCACTTGTAAAGCCTGATAGGCCTTACGAGCTTTTTCAAGGTTCCTATACAGACTCCTTAAGGCTTGCCCCGCAAGCCTCAAGGCCCTCTGAAGCCGTTTGGCTTCGGTCACCTTGCCGGCGTTCATCTTAGCAAGATTATCTTGCCATAGACGAGGCCGATCAAGGGGAAGAGGTACCGGTCTGAAAAAGAACTGGTAATAATCATCTAACACAGGCATTACTGCCTGTGAGAAGGTGATCCAGCTCTCACGGTCGGGAAGTTCATACCTCCCGTCCCGTGGGACACGGTCCCAGTTAGCAAAAAGGAGTTCGCCGAACTCGTTTGAGCCCACTGGAAAACCGTGTATTGGAACCAGCGACCTCCACTCCTTCCATCGACGCGCGGTCAACTTAATTGAGGTGACGTCTTCATCTAACCTTGCTTTTATACGACGTACTAAAGCAATAGCTAGAATAGACTCAATCTCGACTAAGCGAGCGCGCGTCTCAGGATGCAAGTGGCACTCATCTCCTCCTAACGCCCTAACCTTATTCTCCATCGAGAGTAAGAAGGGCACAAATGAGGACCCTCCCTCTCCGAGGCGAGCTAATAGCTTACCCGTGAGAGCGAAGGCACTGATGAGGGCTGCTTGCGCCACTCGTCCCAATTTTCCTTTCTCAAATTCCTGTACGGACCGAAGATAGTCTCTTCGACGTAACAAGTGTCTGAGAAATTTCGCAGAGGTTGGCTTGTCACCAAGCCACCCCCGGGAGAAAGCCCGAAGGGCCATCTCCAGACGCTGAGAGCAAGTTCGCACCGAAAGTTCCTCTTTCAAGGACATCGGTGATACATTCTTGCCTTCCAGATAAATCTGAGAGGCAAAGATGAAGAGCTTACCCTCAAGCGTCTTAGAAGTGGAAATAGGGACTTGTAGACGCTCACATGTAGTTAAGTAGCTTGACGCTACCTCGCTACAGCCGGTGACGTTGTCATCGCCTAAGACTCTATAACTTGTAAAAGTCATAGGGTCCAACCCTGCCTTATGGGCTGAGAACAACTCCAGTGCATGATGCACCAGAGCCATGCTCGCCCAAGAAGACAGTGTTCCCATTGGTTGACCTCGAGTGTACTGAACTTCAGTTCCACGAAGTTTAGGGACAACTAAAGGTGGATCATCCGATCCACCCTTTGGGATCCGGAACCAACGATCAGTCATGAGACCTATCCATAGGTCACATGTCTCTTCTTTCCAAATCCCTGTTAAAAGGGCGTGGTAAAGATCGATGGGAATCATGTCCGTTGCAGACTTTAGATCGATGGAGAAATGTTTCTCCACGTCTAGAGTTGCAGCGGCATAGGTTCGTAGACCGGCTTCTTGATCGAATGTAGCGTCAGTAGGAAATACTGACAATACAGACATCATCCAGTCATGAACTGGCTTCATGAGCCTTTGGGTCCAGTAATCGGCCATTGCAATGGTCCTTACTTTTCCCGCAGCCTCAGGAAGGAAGGCTAGTCTACCGGTATCCTTCGGTTGAAGGAGACGCCATCGTTTCACGTCCTTCAGCTTATACACGTCACCTGTAGATGCGCGGCGGTGCTGCACATCTAGGGCGCGTGTTGTAGCTTCAAGGACTTGGGAGAAGAGAGATGAGGTTCTTTCGTCCCCAACGTGCTTGGCCCACTCCAAGGGATAATTGATTGGGCACGCTGCCCAAGCCAATGCATCCATTGGAGCACCCAGTACTCCTACTGAGTGATTTGGACCACCACGAGAGGGATGGTAGGGCCTTGTCCCCGGCTGGGCACACAGTTGTGGTTCCAGAATCCACCCCTTTCCAGCTTCAAGAGCGTACTTTCGTACGATCTTTGGCCAGAACACATGGAGACAGAAGTGCTTGAATTCCTTCAAGTACTCCTGATCCAGTGGAGGACACGGCCCGGTCACGCTGACCAGGTCCGAGTCTTTATGGGGAGCTTGCAGGGCTGTATAGCCCCGCAGGAGAGATAATACTATACGTATAAATCTCGGATTCTTGGATCCAAGGCCTCGCCTCAGATAAAGAGGCAGTATCCTTGGAAGGCCACTACGTGCCAAGCCCACAGGCTCTCCTAGGAGAAAGGGATTAGTATTAACTGAGCCTCCTAACCACCGGTTGGTGAAGAACAGAGTGTTCTTCATCTTCTGGACGAGGGCAGTCTGCCCTCGGGTTACGAGAATCTTAGTTAACCTTTTCCCCAACTCGACTAGAGCGGTCTTCATCGACGGCTGAGACTCCATTGGGCCCCCTGCCCTTACATCAAGGTCTAAACCCCAATGTAAGAGTAAGGACAACAGGTTCTCACCTGTTGGTGTGACCAAT